ATTATTTATTTCTATTGAAGAATCTTGATCTATATTTTTTGCCCAAAAATCATAAAGATTCCTAAGCCCAGAACAAGTGTTTACAAGTGGATCTACCCCGATATATTTTCCCCTTTTACCAGAAGCTAAAAACCCTAACAAACGACTTCCATAACCTGCACTAAAATCATAAGTTATTCCTGAATCAGGTAAATAGGTTTGATAAACATGTTTGGCAACGGAAGATTTAAAATTACTAACACCCCCACCCGTTAATTTAAGACCTCTTCTAATGGATATATCGTTTAACCCTGAATAAGAAAGTCTATTTTTTATAAATTTTTTGAGGCGATCATCATTGTTCCATAAAGACATTGGAGAACTTCTGTCATATCTAGAAGCTTCATAAATATGAGGAAAAAAATACTCACAAAAATTAGAACCTATAGTGCATTGTTTTATTGTTTTATTTTCTATTATAGGAACAAAATTTTTAAAAGTATAAGCTAATTTTTTTAATTTTGATTCTGATAAAAAAATATATGGAAAACCTCGCATTCTATAAACTTTAAAAGCACTTTCAATATACTTACCCTGTTCGTAACCAGACAAAGATTTAAAAATATCTGGTGTTATATTAAAAACATCTTTAATTTCTTTTTTTATAAGTCTGCTTATAGAAGTTCTATGAACTCCGTAAAAATCAGCGACATCTTCAAGACCCTGTCCAAGTCCCAGTCTTTCTAATATATCAGAATAATATTTTTTTAAATTTTTAGATCTGCTTTGAGATAGAATTCCGTTTTTCTTTCTCCATTTTCTTAAACGATCTCGCCCTATATGAAGAAGATCAGCAATTTGATAATCATTCATCCCGTTTTTATAACATTGGGAAATCTTTTCATCAAGTAATGGATTCATGTTATAATAACTTTCTATATTAATAGATTATTTTTAGAATAAAAACTATTATTGGAGAATAAATTAAACCTAATGCAAACCTAATGCACTAACTTGATATGGATTTCAAAAAGTCTTCCCATTTGTCTGGTTGAGATATTATACCTTTCAGTTCTTCAAGTTTATTATGCAATATTCCTTTTGTATTAAAAAGGCGCTTCATTCTCAATTTATGTTTTTCTCCACACTTAATTCCATACTCATGGAAACTAAATTCTGTTTGATATTCCTTACATTTTTCTAAATATTCTTTTACAATTGCATCAGTCGATAAATACTCCTTATGTTTAATAATAGCATTCTTTTTATGCACCTCAATCCCGTGTTTGTGCATCCAATAAGAAATAACTGCTTCTGTTGATCCAACAATGATACCTATTTCCTGTAATGTTTTTTTCTGATTATGGTGAAGCTCAATTAGTACTTCTTTTTCTATTTTAGGGGGTCTGATAGGAGGAATATCCTTATGTAATTTTTTTTGAGATTCCTTTGCTTTATTTTTAAATTCCTCACATTTCATCGCATTATCTACCCCGTATTTTTCAAGCATAGTTTTCTTTCTTTGTTCAGCATTAACATAATACTCATCCCCATATTTTTTCAGTTTAGTTTTTTTAATCTTATTTAAAATTTCTGGATTAGAAAACGCTTTTCTTAAACTTTTAATTTGTAATTCTCTATTTCTATAATTTTTATTTTCATATCTTTTTTCACAAGTTTTTTTTCTTAGAACATCTACTTCTGAACAAATTAATTTTTTTTCTGGAAATTCTTTTCTAAATTCTTCAAGACTTTTATGACTAGGAATAGAAGATGTTAAATGTTGTGTAAGATCTCTACCCCTAAATCCACAATAAGGGCATTGAACAAAGTCATAACCCTCTTCAATAAATTTAGGAATCTCTTTTTTTAAAGACTCTCTATAAACTGCACAAGTTGATTGATGTCTAGAACAGGACATTTTTTCCGAAAATGATTTTCCACATAGACATATTTCCATAAAATTATTCCTTTTTTAAAATTAAAAATGGTTCGGCTGAAAATTTAGAAGTTCCTGGGCGTACTACGTTTGAGGAAAATAACGTTAAATTATGAGAAAATCCAACATTTTTAGCATATCTAATAGCGGTTTCTGTTAAAAAACGCCCATCAACATCATCAATATTTAAAATAAAATAACAATTATGTTTAAGAGATTGATAAACTTTAAAAATAAGAACCTTTAAAAATTTTTCACACCAAACATTAAAATCTGGGTATCTAATAAAACTTTGAGTTGAATCATAATCATATTCTTCTTTATTAAAATATGGAGGGCTAGTAAAAGCCATATCAAAAAAATTTTCTGGAAGATCTTGGTCTTCCACACACCCATGAATCAAAGTAATAATAGAATTAGATTTGCCTTTTAACCACTCTTGAAGACTACACAAACCTTCATAAGTTTTATTTGAGGGCTCTATACCAAAATAATTAAACTCCATTGCAGAGCACCCTACGAGCCTAGACCCAAATCCTGCGCAAGGATCTAAAATATTTTCTCCAGAATTATATTGAGAACAAAAATATTTTGCATATCCTGTATTAAACTGTCCAACAGATTGCCCACCATATACAGAAAGAGCTGCTCTAATATTGTTATTTTGTATATTTCCATCCGCTTCTAATTGAGTTTTTAAAATTTTTTTTAAAACTTTTTTATTTAAAAAGTTTTCATAAGGACTAGGGGTATTTCTTACCCTTAATTTATATCTATGATTCATAAAACTGTTTGCTAAAGAATTTAAACTTGTTGAACCCTTTAAAACATTATCAACTACATTAACTTGGGAATTTTTTATTCTTTCAAAACAATCCAACCGTTCTTCTTCTGAAATATATATAAAGGGGAAACCTCGGGCAATAACTTGAGACAAAACAGCATTAAAATATTTTGTTTTAAAATTCTCACTAAATTTTTTATAACATAATTTTGTTTGATTTAAAGATATGAAGGGATTTTCAATATTCATACGATCTATTTTCCATTTTTGATACCAATCAAAACTTTCATAAAATTTTCCACAATCTTCGGGTAGTAATCCTATTTTATAATAAAATTCTGGTAAAACATAATCCCGTATACTATCAATTACAGGAGAACCTTTAAAAGTTTTAATAGTGTAGCAATTTCTCTCTTCTCCAGCTTTTAAATCAAAACAAAATTTTTTATTTAAAAAAGAAACACATTCTTCAAGTTTTACAGAATTATAATAAGGCTGTTTTCCAATAATTATAGCAAATGCGGATCCGTATTTTTTACCATCATCCATCATCCAATATGCTAAAGAAATTGGTGTAATATGATCCCATATTTCTAAATTCATAACATTTTTTTGTATGTTTTTCTTTTCGGTTTGTTGAGTATAAAAAAGATTTTTATAAAATGTAAATTCTTCAGTTGAGTGGCAACAAAATCCCGCATGATAATTTTGAAACCGAACAGATTTTTGAGGAGTTCCAACAAACGGATTAAATGAAAACGGTTTTAAAAGTTCAATTTTTACTTTAAGATAACTAAACTGAGACCAAGTGTGTTCACATTTTAAATATGCAGTTTCTCCTTCAGTAGACCAATAAAGACCAGAATCTCCAAATAAAGTTCCTATTATAATTTGTTTCTGTAAAGAAGAAAGTTTTTCTTGTGAATTAAATAAACTCTCTTCTCCATATATACCCTCAAGTGCATCAATTCTTTTTCTACGCTTTGTAATTACTGCGGGTTGATCTTGAATAAATTGATAACCATTTCTTACCAGAAATTTATACATTGTTCGATAAGAAACACCAACTTTTTGTGATAATTGATCAACAGTTTTTGTTTTTAAAAATTCTACCATTTCACAATATTTCATAATAATTCCTATTTATATTAAAGTTATATACGATCTTATCATATAAATATAATTTATGCCAATAAAAAAGTCAACTTATTTTTTTGAAAAAGTTAAAGTGTAAATTTTAGGATAATAATTCCCAAATTTTTATTGTCTATAATTTTTAGGATAAAGTAAAGGCAGGGAATAGGGGGTCATCTTATAGCAAAAAGAAAGACCCTTATATTTTCATATAAGGGCCCAATTTTACTCAACTTACAGAGATTGATTATCGAGAAATAACTACCCGGCTAATTCCGAGTGGGTTATGACAACCAATTCCAAGGTTCTCAAAAACGCTAAAACCTATGGTTCGATTTCGAGGATCGTCAGCAGAAAGAACTGTAAGCTCCGTTCTGACCGGGATCCTGCCAAAGAACTCAGGCTCTGTAGTTACATATACATATCCAACGGGCACGATACGAGAGACGATAATTTGTGCACCCCAAATGGTTCCCATAAGACCAGTCTTCAAAAGGACAGCCTGTGTCTCTGGATCGTAAATGTCTCTTCCCCACTTACGGACATCCGAGTAGTCACGCGCATTCATAAATACACGGGCAACTCGAAGGTCTTGCTGTTCAATTTTTGAGAAAGCATCAGCAAGATCCGTAGGAGTTAGAGGGGCTATGTTTGCTACGTCTGCATTAGTTACACCAATGTTATCGAAACCAGAGGTTGCAACAGCATTGATAACTGCAAAAACGTTAGAATCTTCTTGCGCCTGGATCATGGCCCGGGCCAGGTCCTGAGCACGTTCGATAAGATCGAATCGACGCTCTTTGATCTGGGTTAGGGGCATTTCAGGGTTTGAAGAGATTTCAAACAACGGGAAAATAACACGCCGAGGTTTTGTAATAGCCAGAATGTTCTGACCTTCCTCGCCAACAACAAACGCGCTTACGTTCGGATCCTTATCGTAGATCGGGAGTGCACCATCCGGGAGCTGTTCGACCAAAAAGGTCTTACGGCCTACGGAAGTGTAGTCTCTACGAAGCCTTAATGGTTGTACCATTGAAGCGGCTAACTTTGCACGACCTGCGGCGGTTTTCAAATAATCGCCAAGGATTTTCTGTTTCAGTTCATTACTAATAACTTCTGCCATTGAGACTCACCTCCTTATACTCTAAGTTGCACGACGATAAAGCCGTTCGTGTCTGGGGTTGAAAGCAGGATACCCATCAACGTTGCATTAGCAAGTGCGACGGTTCCATCAAGTCCACCTTGATTTGTCAACAGACCGTTCTGGGACGGATACATCTTGTCACCAGCGGTATAAGTAATTGCTGTTGATCCATCTGCTGCATATGTCTCATAAAGACTGGTTTGAATTACCGTTCCAGTTCCATGAGCATAAACTACGCAGTTTGACGCTAGAGCGCTTGAAGACTCATACGGGTTTCCAAGTGCATTGTTAACTGCGATTCCAACTGCTCGGTCATACTGAGTGGTGTCTGCCTGAGCTCCACCTTTTGCCCATGCCGACTGCGCGGTTGTTAAATCCCCGACGCATGGTCCAATCAGACCGTTACCAACTACTGATACAACGCTTCCACCGAGAATTCCAAGTGGAGTCGTTGACGCTGATAGCTGGGTATTCGCCTTACTCTGGGTGCTTAACGTGATATTATTCTGCGTAAGACCAGCACTTGTGATTGTTCCATAAGTGTTGTAAGTCTGGCGATACAGTACGTTGATAGTTTTATCAGGTACTGGATTACTAAACTGTGCTTGTGCCATAAAAGCGTCACCTCCTTAGGTGTGTTAATATCGATTTCCCACTTTACAGGGGAGTCGAGTTATTTGAACATAGAAGACACGTCTGGAGCGATATCCCATAAACCACTGAGAGGATCATCAGACGATGCCTGCTTTACTAATCCTTGTAATGTTTTTGCCCCGAGCTTTGGTTCTTGAGGAACAACGTCCGAAGCACTAAAAATAATATCAAGCAAATCTTTAGAAGCTTCTTTCTTGTCCTCTTCGTCCTTAGGCTCTTCTTTCTTCGCTTCTACTTCCTTTTTCTTTTCATCTTTGGGCTCTTCTTTCTTAGCTTCTACTTCCTCTTTCTTTTCATCTTTAGGCTCTTCTTTCTTAGCCTCTACTTCTTCTTTCTTTTCATCTTTGGGATCACATTTCTTCGCTTCTACTTCTTCTTTCTTCTCATCTTTGGGCTCTTCTTTCTTAGCCTCTACTTCTTCTTTCTTCTCGTCTTTGGGCTCTTCTTTCTTAGCTTCTACTTCCTCTTTCTTTTCATCTTCTTTGTCTTTGGACATTTCAGAAGCAATTTTAGTTGCGAGATCGGACTGACGCTGAAGAGTAGCTAACAGAGCACGCTCAGGAAGAAACATAAGATCAGTTGCTTGATCTTCAACAGCTGATTCATCTGCGCCTGGAAGCATTCTTGATGCTACAGTAATGCACTTGAGAGCTTTATCTTCCATTAATTTTGCCTGTACAATGGCTTGCCGTGCATTAGTATCTGGCATTGGAGCAGCATGACCTGTTTCGTCTCGTTTCTCTTTTGTCCACAAATTTTTTTCACAAGGTTCTTCACCAAATTCGTAAGATCCACCAGTCTCATATTTTGATGCTGGAGGATTTTCGTGCTTTTGATTCATAGTATAAGGATCGGCTTGCTTAAGAATCGCTGCAGCTTTTTCCTCATCCCAACTTATTCTTTGTCTAGACATCTTCAACCTCCTGTGTTCGTTTCATAATTAAATGAAACTTTATTTATACCAATTTAAATGTATATTAATAGATTATTAAAATAATAATTTTTTCAAATTATTTATAAAAGTTCAGTAATCGAATCCAAGATAAAGTTTTATAAGCTTCCTTACGAGTTAGTTTTCTAGAAACATCATTAACAACTTTAGTTAAAACTTCAACTGCAGTTTTATTTTCAAGGGATCCTAATTTTGTTATAGATTTTTTTATATCTAAAGATAAAGGATCTTTAAAACAACTATCTACAAAAGACAATACTGCCATTACATCTCGACGATTATATCCATAATCTTTCAAAGTTGTCAAATCATCGTTTGTTAAAGCTATGTGTATTCCATATTGAAGACGATCATAATCTTTTTTTGAAAGTTTTATAGAACCAAGTTTTTGCTCCATGAACTTGTTTAAGGCCTTATGGGACTTCCATATTTTATTTAAGGAAGCCGATGCGGGCTTTATAAGAGTTTCATCCACGGACGAGGATCCTGAGTCTGGATTATCTTCCATTTCTTTTTTTATTTCATCAGATATTTGACGTAAAACTTTCTTTTTAAGAATATCTTTAAATGCTGAAAACTCATCCGTAGTCATAGGAGTTGTATCTTCAGGAGCTGGAGTATCTGGTGCATCTACTGGAGAAGCATCTGAAGTTGGAGTATCTGAAACTGGTGAATCTGCTGCAGCATCATCTACAGGCTTATCATCGTCTTTTTTTGCTGGTGTAGCTTTATCCTCTGCCGGGGAAGGAGTTTCATCATCTGCTGCAATTAAATTTTTAAAAGCTGCTGCTTTAAGAAAATCCCCCTTTTGGGTTTGATAAGGTGCGATTTTTCCCGCCGCTTCTAATTTAGCCATAATTTCCTCGTCTGGTAATACAATATTTCTCAAAACTGCACCTGTAAAAGCTGGTTGTCTTACCCACGATGCTTCAATAAACTTTACGCTGTCCGGGTCGGATTCACTTCCGCAAAGCTCAGCAATTTTCCTTTGTATACCATTATCATCGAAAAAAGTATTATTTTTTTGATATTTTACATGGTCACAAGCTTCTGTCTCGTCCACGGCCTTGTTCCCACACTTTGAACAAACGGAAAATTTTATTAAACAACCCATGCTGAGCGAAGACATTTCCCCAGAAACAATTTTTTTACAAAGATCCTCATTTTTTCTGTCTGTGGCAACTAAAATATCAATATAGTAAGTAGTAAGATCTTTGCCGTCCGCATCTTTACCAATTACTATTTCTCTTGGAACTGCATCGATTATCTTGCCTTTTGATAAATGAGATATTTGTACGTGTTCAAGGTAATTCTCTGCCCCTATAAAAGTCTTATAAGAATTTTTTATAACTCCCTTAGACCACGCATCACCATTATTGTTTACAAGATTAGAAAATGCTGGGTGGATAAGATAATCTGTTTTAGGATCTTTGGGATCTGCTAATTCAGTATCTACTGATGCTACAATAGTACAATGAGTAAGAATAAATTTATCAGGAGAATATTTAGCAATAATATTCTTAGCAGTCTTAAGACGGCACTTGTTACCGGAACACGCCTCTTTATA